GACGGCCGGCAGGTCTGCATCCGGCCACGAATTTGTCACGCTCGATGGCGTGAAGACCGCGATATTGCCGTCAGGATCGACAAACCACTTATCCGGCGTCGAGGCGTTGTTACGGGCGAAAAAGCCCTTCTTGGTGCCATTCAGCGTGCCGACGTTGGTAGACGCGCCGCCAGAGCTAGTGAACTTCTCCAGCTTCGTTTCAAAGGCGCAATACAGAACGCCATCAACCTCGATCGCGCCGCGAAAGCCCTCGCGCGTGGTCGTGCCGAAGTTCACAAGCCCCGGCATACGATGCCGAGCGGCATTGGCTCTGGCGCCTTCGCCCAGAGCCTCGGCATAGCAATTGATCAGCTTTCCAGCGCCTTCCGAGGCCCGCAGGCCCGGATAATGCGAGACCGGGAAGGTAATCGCGACCATTAGTAGTAAAGGGCTTTCTGGTGCTGATAGGTCGGCTTGGAAGCGCTCAGCCGGCGCAACTCACCTTCATCAAACGCCTTTGCTTCAAGGTTGACCGGAGAGCCAAAATCAGGCCCGGCAGCATTTGCCAGCAATCGAGCCAACGGCATGTAAAACTCAAGCTCGATCGCGTCGGTATCCTGGATATAGACCACTTCATCAGCGGCGAGCTGCGCGACCAAGGGATCAATTAGATCGTCTACTGTTGCGTAGTCTTCTGCGCTCGGCGCCTCGCCAGGATCGAGTTGACCAAGGCTCTTAAGCGCCCGCGCGATGAGCTGCGCCCGCGTCTTGCTGGTATCAACCATCGCTGCGGACCTTGGGAGGACGGCCACGCCGAGGCTTGGCCGCTCCTTCTTCAAGCATTTCCGTGAAATGAGAGTGGCGACGAAGCCTCGCAGCAATCTCGGCGTCCTCAACCGCCACCGGAGCGCCAAACGGGAAACTCATCCCGAATATGGCAAGCTCGTCCGGGTCGGTCTTGGGAGCGTTGGGGTCGCCGCTAAACGTGAACGTCGCCACTCTTCTTGGCTCCTTACGGAACGTAGTACTGCACCACGACCGACAGCGTGCCGGCGGCGAAGGTTGCCGCGGCAGCGTTGCAGGTCACGGTGATGATGGTTTCCGCGTTGAGGGTCAGCGGGCCATCCGTGGCGAGAACGCCGCCAAACGGATAGTTGTAGCCCGCCTCCGGCTTGATACCGGCGACGGTATCGGTGCCCATCACGCCGAGATTGCCGAACGCATCCGGGTCAGCCGAGTCAACGCCGTTGGCGGCATAGCCAACGTCGAGGTCCAGCGTTTCGGTGCCGTTCGTGTCCAGGTCGTCAGAACGAATCCAGCCGCCCGTGATCACCGCGCCCTTGGGGACGCGGCACATCTGGAAGACATCGTTCTGAGCGGGATTGGCCGTAACCTCGATCACGCCCCAAGCCACGCCGGCAGAGCCGGCGGCAGGCTTGGTGACGGGGAAGGTGGCAGCCGCACGAGTTGCGGTATAAGTCGTCATGTCAGCTTCTCCTTATTAGGTGGTGGCCGAGACGGAGAAGAAGCCCGTCACAACGCCGTTATCCTTCGGCGTGGTGCGATCGGCGGTGCCGCTACCGAAGGTGAGCTTCTGGATGCCGTAGATCGACTCGATCGCAACACCCTTCTTGTCGCCGTAGTCGAAGGTCTGCTCCTTCGAGGTCCAGCGCTTGGCATAGGCCGCACCAACAGCCTGCGCACCGACCAGGAACACAGGAACAACCGTCGAGCTGCCGGAGTCACCCAGATTGGTCAGGGTGTTGATGTCGTACATGTCCGGCACATTCTTGAAGATAATGCCGTCCCAGAGCAGATCGCCGCCCTGGAAGAGACGGTTGTTTTCCATCTCAAGGCGAACTTCGCGCTGGGCCTGGGTGATGGTCGAATCCGCCTGCAGATCGCGGAACGCCAGCGGATGGCAATACGCGATGTAGTAGCGGCGGCCCTTCGAGGCATCCACCCGGATCGGGCGGATCTTCGGGTTGGCGCGAACGTAGGCCATGAACTTCATGGCCTTGGCGTTGACCGAACCGAAATTCTCGGCAGCCGTACCATTGGTCAGCGTCGCCAGGCCGGCCGAGAGGTCGCCGGACGAAGCCGCATAGGCATTGTTACCGAAATAAACGCGGTCGCTGTTGTTCGACAGCCAGGCGTCGAGAGCCGTCTGATTGCCGGACGCCGCAACGTCGGTCGCGTTCATGTTGATGGTCGAGGTGCCGTTGGTCATGGAGCCGAGCGCCTTGGTGATCAAGGTCTCAGTATCCTTCAGCGACCATTCCTTGAGGACCGCGCGGGCCGCATCGCGGAGGCCGATAGCAGAATACTGCTCGTCGATCTCAGCCACGCGAACGCCATTACGGCGCTTGTCAACAGTGACCTCACAGGAACGCGAGGCCATATCCTCTTCGTTGCCTTCGAGGTTGTTGCTGCCGGTGACGGCATCGTTGGTCAGCTTGTTGACCAGCGCGAAGTTGATACGATCGCCCTTCTTCTTGGTCAGGTTTTCCTTGACCTGGATGATGGCGCTTTCGTCAGTGCCCATCTCGCCGGAGTAGCGGTTCTCGGAGAGATATTCGGTGAAGAACTTGTCGTCCCACTGCTCGACAGTGAGACCCGAGCTAACGCGAGTGTCAGCCATTGTCTTGATGTCCTATCATGATGCGGGGCATCGAACCGGGCTCAGCCGCGGTTGAAGATGTCCTGAAGTGATGCGGGGCCGGACCAAACCGGGCCGCTTCTGGCGCCGACGTTGCGGGCGCCTGCGAGGTTGGAGGGCATCACAGGAGCGGCTTTTGCCTGCTGCTGAGTGCCACCATTCATCTCTGCCAAGACCTTCTCGCGGATTTCGGCTTCCAGCTTCGCCTTAAAGGCGGCTGGATCATCGCCGATCTCTGCTTGGGCCTGCTGGCGCTTGTGCCACTGCACCGCCGCCGCATAGCGGTTCGGGCTTGTCACGACTTTCTGGTAATCAGCCTGATCGAGCTTGCCGCCCTGAAGAGCGGAGATGAAAGCGGTTTCCGCCTCGTTGACAGCCTCCTCGGTAAACCGAGTGATGGCGTTGTCCTTGGCGAATGCCTGGAGCGTCTGATTGATCTGCTCGAACTGCGGGGACACTTGACCCTGCACAAGATGCTGGGTTGCGGCCTCCGGGTTCTCGAAGAAATCAGGACGAGGGGCTGGCTCCTGCTTCGGCTTTTGGGCCTCAAGCAGTTGCGCAATCCTGCGCTCCCATGCTGCGTCGCGATCGGCGATCTCCTGCCGAAGGCTCGTAACCTCTTCCGTGTAACGCTTGACCTTCTGCTTCTCGGCGTGGAGCGCTTCATGCGGGACCGTCTTCTGGCCCTGCTGCTGCGTCTCCTGCGTCGTCGCTTCTGTCTCCTGCTGCTGGCCTTCGCCCTCAGCCTGAGTTTCCTGCGTTACCTGTTCCTGCTGATCGTTTGTCTCGGACACGGCTTCGCCCTGCCCGGACAGAATGCTGTCCAGATTGGTCGTCATGGCTTCCTGTTTGTGTGAGAGGTCACATACGCCCGAGAGATCGGCGGCATCCGATGTTTAATGAGGCATCGTCTCAAACGCCCGTTGCCGGCGGCGGCCCGGTAGTCCTTACGGGTTGGCGATCACAGAAACCTTGTCGCCAGGGTAAACCTTGAAATATTCCGGGCTGTCAGCAGCCATCGGCATATCGCTGGTTGTCGCGTTCGTGCCCGCAGTCGTAACTCTGACAGAGCAGCGGCTATCGCAGAGCAGGCGCACATACCGCGTCTGGCTGTTAAAGGCCGACGAGGAAGCAACGCCGCCGCTGAAGTCAACGGTCTGACTGGCGACACGCGGAACCTCCGCGATCTGCGGTCCGCCATTCTGGAACGCCGCAAATTCGGTGATGTAAAGCTTGTTCGCAGCCTCTGCGCTGGTAATAAAAACCAACGACGCGAGCGCAGCAAATACAATCCTGATCATTATGCAGCCTCAGTCTTTCGTTTTGCCTGCGCCTTGCGATCCTCGGCGCGGTCGCGAATACCTTGATGGAAATTCGCCTGATCCATGCGGGCCTGGTGCTCGGCTTGTGCCGGCGCCAAAGCGGTGTCCATGCGGGTTTTATCAGCGGCAGCACGGTCCTTGTCCGCCGCTGCAGCCATCTTCCCGATCTCCGCCAAAGTCTTCTCAGCAGCGAACGGCTCCGGCTGCTCAGGGGCGCCGGGCTGATCCGGCATTCCGGCCTCGCGCGCCTTGGCGAGGTTGAGCTGAGTTTTGCTTTCGGTCTCTTCGACCTGAGCCACCGCGCCGCGGGCCTGAACCTGCTGGGCAAACTGCTGTTGCGGAGCCTGCGCCGCCTCGCGCTGCTCCATGTCCTTTAGGAAAGCTTGCTTGTCCTTCAGGTTCGGCATGGCGCGAACAATGGCCTTGAACGGCAGTTCGTTGTTTGTGTCGAACTTCTTCAGCTCGGTCAGCGCCTGGAACTGCTCTATCTGCGGCGTCAGGCTGTCGGGCGCGTCGTCAATGATGATGTCGCAATCAAGCTCGGCAACCGAGCCAACAAGGCCGGCGATCTTTTGCGCAGCCGCCGGGTTCTGCTGCGCCATCATCTGCATTTGCTGCATCTGCGCGGGATCGACATTGATGCCGAGCCACTTGACGTTCTGCTCGTCGTCCGTGACCCGAATCCACTTCTCGGCCGTCCAGAACTGGCGAATGCGCGCCCAAACCTTGCGAAACACGCGCTTGTCGAGGTGTCGAAGCCCATCCATCAAGTCGCCGATCTGGATCATCCCGCCCTGCTGGCTGGCAATGATTGCCCGTCCCGACGCCGAACTACTGGACGACGAGGTTTTGTCCCCCATCTCCGTCGCGTTCGGCCCCTTCAGGTCGATCGCGTTCTTGGCCTCCTGCAACAACTGCATTTGAGCTGCTGCGAGGTCGAGGCCGTTGATGGTCTGAATGCGCCCGTCCTTGAGCGACCCAGGCGCGAGTTTCATCGTGCCGTCCGCCCGCGCCTTCTCACGCCGGAATGTCTCGACGTTCTCGATCGCTCCATCTTCATACAGCGTCTGGTTTACGCTCAGCAGATGCAGCGACTTCGACCGGCGCTTGTTGATCTCGTCCTGAAGGGAGATCATCTCACGCACCAGACCGTAGCGGTTGTTATCGCGATCGACATAGGCCGATTGGAACTCGAACTCGTCGTCACTCTCGCCCTTGTCCGTGACGTAAG